TGCTGGATTAGTATCGTATGTATTAGAGAATGCCATAATTATATAGAGTTAGTTAATGAATTAGTTAATGAATTAGTTAGTGGCGAGAAGCCATTTTGAATTTCCTGAGGTTGGCGAAATCGTTTGCGCTACCCGTCTGTTTGAACCTAGCCTCTAATTCCTTTAGGGCTTTGGCTGTTCTTCCCATTCCCTTGTCGGGTTTGGAAGCTGATGGACTTGCTGATTTGGGGGGATTTAATACAGCGGATGTCTTACGCTCAGTAACGGGCTTACGTCCGTAGATACTGTTAGTAGCGTGAGCGAACCAATAATCCAATTGTGCAGCTACCTCTGGTGCTTCCCGCTTAACAACTTTCTTCAGTTGTTTGAAACGTTCGTCACCTACAGTGGCTTCAAATTGTTTGCGTAAGTCATTGTCCTCACCTTCCAACCAGGTCAGTTCTTTTCTGGCACGTTCTGAGAAAGAATCAGCGAGCTGTTCTCCTTCAATTTGTGCCTGAACCTTCTTGAGTTGATCGGGGAGAAAAGTTTTCTGTGCTTTACGGGCTTTCAATAAAGCCTGTCGCACGTCCTTCTTTGTCCACTCCTTACCTTCGATTTCGGTTACAATGTCATCAGCGGCATAGCCATCGCTCTCAAACAGAATATCCTCAGCCCATTCAACAACTTGGTCGACTTCCCCCGCTTTGGCCTGTAACTTCTCGACAGAATCAAGGTTACCGTAGGGGTTATTTTCAACCTTCTTGGTTTCTAATGGGTTAGGTGTTTCTTTGAGTTTAGCTTCTAGACTAGCTAGACGTTCTTCGGCAGCTTTGCGCTTGGCAGTCAATTCACCGAATCGAGCTACAGCACGGCTACCTAGCTTGTCAGCCAGTTCCCGCAAATCCTCCTCGGACATATCGTCCAAGTCCAACTGTGAAAGAACATCTTCGGACTCCTCGGTTTCCTCATCGGTTTCCTCGGTTTCAACTGATTCCTCAGCTTCCTCCTCAGTTACCTCTTCGGTTTCCTGCTCCTCGGTTTCTTCGACCTCTTCCTCTTGTGGCTTTTCAGCTACAGGATTTAGTTGTCCAAGTCTCCGCATTGCGAAATCCTCGACGGATATATTATTATTGTCCACTGAACTTTGGTCTGCCTCAGCGTTAGCAGTTTCGATTTCGTCTGTCATATTATTACCACTCATTAACGCCGAGCGATGGCGATGAGCGCATTATAACATACGTGTTTACATTCTATCTGAATGCTTCAATCGAAGCTTGTCCCACCCTGACATTTGCAGGATCTGATCATAGGTAATGATTCGACCGGAAACCTGTTGAATAGTCTCACTTGATGCTTCGTGCATCTCACTGATAGTTTCCTCCCGGAGTTCGTGAATCATTTTGATGAACCGAGCAAAGGATTCATAACTGTGCAAGCTATTGATATCGTCTTGTATATTCATATTACTGAGCTGCTGAACGCATTAAACCTACTGTACGTGGACCACGGGACTTGATTTGCTTGAACCAATTGCTGTCAACCATTTCATCGGCTGCTACGTTATAATCATTTGCCTCTAGACCTTCACGCATCTTTTTAAACTTGTTTAGTTTAGTCAGCCCTAAGTTAAAGGACATATCGACAATTGCCTTTTTTACTGGCTCAGGTCGTCTTGCAAATCCCTTGTCAAACTTTTGGGCATCGTTGAATGCTTGGGTTAGGCTGTAATTGTACAGGGTCTTGATTTCCTTGTTGCTTAGTTCCCTGCCATTGAAGAGTTCATTAATATCGATTCCTTCATTCTTTAGGATCTTTCGATTGCTTGAATCCTCTAGGTTGAAACCGATACCAATAGTCCTGTGACCCTTGCTGTCCTTGTATACCTTTGGTTTGACACCCTCATTGAGGGCAATCATATCGTAGTATTCCTTGGCTCGTAAGTCCTTGGCTCGTCTGTTTGCGTATTCGCTTGGTGTCATTATAGATTCTGAGTATCAATGTCTCCCATTTGTGCAGGTGCTGTACCTACTCGACCAATCTGAGCATTCTGTGCTTGCTGCATCTGGAAGGTGTACTGACCAGCGTACTTCTGTAGTCGAGCCGCAAATGCCTCATCCGTCTGAGCACGTTGTGCTACATCGGGCTGTTGAGTGTACTGCTGGATAACCTGCAATGCAATCTGAGCACCCGCTGGACGTGCAGGCATTTCGATACCAGCAAAGATCTTGGATAGATCATCAGTGACCTGCTTTACTACTTCCTGCTGTGCTGTCTCAACTGGCTGAAGGACTGCGTCAGCCATCACTGGGTCAATGCTATTAGCAATGACATCCAGTAGGGCATCTACGTTCAGACGGTTGTTAGCGTTTAACTGATTCAGTGCTACGAACTGCTGAGTCTTTGCCTCAATGGTCTGAGGGTCAGTGTTCTGCACATCGAAGTTAATCATAATGTCAAAGTTCTCATCAGCGTTCCCCTTGTCGAATGACTGAGGGTCAGGGATTCCTGTTACACGGAAGAAGATCTCGTCGGGTCCAAAGCGTTGGAAGCACTTAAATGCCATACGCAGAACCTCTGCTGTGTGGCTAAGGAACTTATCAACTAGGAACTGCTTGCGAATCTGGCTAATGCTGCCCTCTTCATCGAGTCCAACTAAGCGATCAGCTAAATCCAACAGTGTGGATTCCATCTCGATTGATCCAGTAGGAGGCGGAGGTGTAGGAGCAAAATCCAAGTCACCCTTGCGGCGATAAGGAATCATACGACCTGGACCCCAATCAGTAGGTGCTTGACCAACTGGATGCAGGATCGGAGGTAGGGTAGATAGGCTGTTGCGGTCAGTACGTGAATCACGCTCAACCTTTACTTGGTTCTGTAGACCCCGCAGTAAAGAAGGTACAGTCGATGTGTCATAGAGACGCTTGCTGTCCTCGGATAACTTGGTTACTACTACAGGGTAGTCCTCGTAGCCATTGAGTAACTCGAACTTAGCATAGCCTTGAGTCATCTCATCACCGCTGAACTCCCTGTGGAATACAGTGCAGTAAATGCCCTCTGCTCCATCCTCCTGGTCAATTAGTCGCTGATATCCGTAGCAGATCTCAATGAGTTCGTCAGCTTGGTAAGCATTGTCAGTAAGGCTAATACTGCGACGACCTTCTTGCTCGCGTTCAATGGAGTCAATATTAACACCCCGATACTTTTCGATAACGTGGTCAACGAAGTCCTGATCCCATCCATCTGTTGTTACCTTGTTTTCTAGTTCTTGTGGTGTGTAGTAAGTTCGCCAGAAGCAGTAAGGTGCTCGCTGTGGGTCAGTCACATACGGAGGAAAGAAGAAGTCCCCATCTGGGGCTAGTGTCTTTACTTCGGGTGCGTTGACCTGTCGGCGTACAATAGGCAACTCAGCTAGACCATCCTTGCGTAAAGCTTTGAGTGCCTTCTTTGCTCGCTTCTTGGTTGTTCCTTCAAATGTAGCTTGTAGCAGGGCAATCAACTCCTCGTCGTCGTTCCCGTCTTGAATAGCAACAGCTACATCCGGGCTGACTTGTGCAATCTGATTAATGTCAAGTTCCTGTAGGAACCGTCGATCTTCACGCTGCCATCCGACATACGTGATCAGTATACCCCGCTCAAGCAAATAGTTAGCACCGAGTTCCATCTCGCGGTAGAAGCGTGGGATATATCCCGAACTTACCATCCACTTTAGGAAACCCGAAACAATGCGGCTTCGAGCAATATCACCACTCTCAACTGGAAATGCTCGTACATTGGCTCGATTCAACGATGCCATAAAAAGAGATACTAGACGAGTAATGCGCTCATCAATCAAGTGGCACTCCATATCTGACGCACCCTCCCAAGGGAAAGCATCAGCCCCGTGCTTGCGATGATCTCGGCTCTTGCCAGGCCACCAGTTACGGCGGTCATCGTAACTAGTACGGCATAGGTCAAAGTAAGCATCAAGCTCAGTTACCGTTTGCTCATAAGCAAAACGTAGGGTCTTGATATCGGGTTCATCCTGGACATATGTCAAGGACTCAGAGATTGATTCATTCAGCATTTTCTTCTGCGAGTCGTTTTTGTATAGATTTAAGCAATCGAATAGTGTAAGTCGATGATACGCCTATTGTATCACATAGGTCACCATTTGTCATTGCTACTCCACTTTCGTGAAGGACGTGACGACGAAGTATCTCCCAGCTTGCTAATCGGTCGGACTGTTCCCTGCACCAGTTGCGATCAAGGGTGATGTGTTCATTTTCCAACATAGCGGTAGCTAATTCCCTTTTTGTCCTCAATAGCTTCAAAGGTTATCACCTTCTTGATGAACTTACCCTGCCACTTGCGGGGTAGTAAAACATTCACCCTCTTGCCAATCTCTTTGCTGAAGACGACATTGTACTTAGGATTCGGGCATTCTGATAGTACAGTCCCCTTGTAATGCTTGGGAATGATTTCCTCTATCATAAAGGACTCCTCAAGGATGGCAGTACCCTCCTCAGTTACCCAAGTGTTTCTTCCTTTGCCAGTAAGTGAACCCTCTGGCAGCTTATCGGTTGCGATTTTCATAGCTTCCTCGAACGTAACTTCTTGTTCTTCAGCTATTAGTGTTAGTTTCTTCTTAGGCATTAGTATCCTCCCTTTCGAGTATTAGTTGTTTGCATATCATTTGATGAGAAGAAGTCCGGACCCTCTCCGCCATTCGACATCCGTAAATATCGAATAACGTCAAAGAAGTCCTTTAGGGGTTCGTCACTCTTCCCGCTTGAGTTATAGTTAATAAGGCTGTCAATGAGGTTCCCGCAGTCCCTGTGAATGTAGCATCGTGGTCGGTTGGCTTGGTCAATGTCCACATTGGGATTATAATTAAACCAGTCATCCAGAGCTGTAATCCCCTGTTCTTCCATCTTACCATCCGATGGTATAAAGCTTAGACCGAAGTCATAGAACGAAGTAAATAGATCATCATTGTTCTCATTCTCGCGAGCGAAGAAACGTGAATCCCCGATTCTCTCAGTTACTTCAATCCCTAGTTCTTCCTCAATCTCCTCAAATAATTCACAGTACCCCTCTACGTTTAAACCAATCTTCTTGGCTGCTGATCCGTACTTCCACTTTGGATCCCCGAACATAGCCCACTCGCCGTACGTATCCCTGTCAGGCCACTCCCTGCGTATGTAGACCTCTCCATCCTTGTTTACCCCAGCCCAGATACAGGTGTAGTTCCTTGCGCCAGCGGGGTCAACCACCTGGTAGCAGGTGAACTGCGACTTATCGGAAATGTCGGGGAACTGCATCTTGTACTTGTTTGGCTCCTCGGAGAGTACGTTTACCTCAGTATTGAAGTAAGGTAGTAAAGCATTTGCTGACTTGACGGGTAACCCGTAGGCACGAACCTTAATCTCATCCTCTGGTCTACCAGATAGATCCTTTGCAATTCGCTCGTAACCCCCGAATGGGTTCTCGTCCGAGTGCAGGTAAACAACAGCAGCATCACGGCTTGGACTGTACTGCTTAGTAGGAACTTCCTTGCCATTGAGTAAAGCAGCAGGTCGAGTCTCCAGTGTCTCGGCTCCCTTTAAATATTCCGCAATGAACGGCGTGTACCCGTCAATCGGGGTAAAACCAATAACCATCTTGGAGTCCCGTGTAGCTAAACGGAAACGTAGTGTATTAACAAGTGAAGCATCACCTAGGTACTCGTCCAGCCAGGCTCCGATGTTTGATTCATTCCCAGCCTTGATGCCGTTCTTCTTGAACCCGAACTCGAAACCCTCAAGGATCGTGGAGTTATTACTGAACTGCGTATAAGTCTTGAAGTCCACACGTGTCCTAGTATCCGGGAACACAAAGGAACTACCCGTGAAACCATTCTGCATTGAGTAATTAATATACCCGTCAATGCTCTTGGTCTTCTTCTTGAACTCCTTGGGCATCATCTCCCAGATGGCTGGCTGTTGTACCTTAATAGAGGTATCCGCATTCTGAGAAAAACAAACTATGTGTCCATCGAAGTTAGAACTTACGGCCTCCATTATGCGCTTTGCACAGCCCGTAGTTTTTCCGCTGCGATTGCCACCTAATGCTAGAACCTCGTTGTACTCCCTAAAGGAACCGGACATACGCTCCCAGCCAGGTAGGTCGAACCCG